GTGGTGCCCGACAACGTGCTGTTCGAAGGCGGCGCCGGCGAAACCATCCGCCGCAAGCTGCTGCACGAGTGCGACGTGCACACGCTGCTACGCCTGCCCACGGGCCTGTTCTACGCGCAGGGCGTGAAGGCCAACGTGATCTTCTTCGACAAGAAGCCGGCCAGCGAGACGCCGTGGACCAAGAAGCTCTGGATCTACGACCTGCGCACCAACAAGCACTTCACGCTGAAGACCAACCCGCTCAAGCGCGCTGACCTGGACGAATTCGTCACGCTCTACAACCCGGCTAACCGGCATCAACGGCAGGCGACATGGAGCGCCGAGAACCCCGATGGGCGCTGGCGCGTCTACGAATACGACGAGCTGGTGGCGCGTGACAAGGCGAGCCTGGACATCTTCTGGCTCAAGGACGAATCGCTCGCCGACTCCGACAACCTGCCGCCGCCCGAGGTGATTGCGCAGGAGATCGTTGAAGACCTGGAGGCAGCGCTGGAGCAGTTCCGCTTGATTGCGGCGGACTTGAACGGGTCGAACAGCAACGGCTGACACCGTTTGGCGCCGCCGGCACGTAGCCGATAGTCATTTCGGAACTTCAGCGCGGAACGCCAGCAAGGCAGTTGGCACAGCCATGGCACTGTCATGGCACAACGAAGGCACAAACCGAAGTAAAGAAGTTTGGCTGACTATTGGCCTATGTTGCTAGCTGTGATCGGCCAAGTGCTTTGAAAAGACAGGGAAGAAACAAAACTAAGTGGGAAGAAACGGGAAAAAAGGCCCGCAATCAAGCACTTAAAGGCGATTCTTGAGCGCTTTTGGCCACCTAGTGCTTGGCCAACCAGAACGCGCCGCGGCCACGTGATTTGCAAAGCCACGGAGGCCGCACCAAAGCCCTCAAACGGGCCGATAAGCCGCATAAACACTAGCTCTACGCAAAATGGCCGCGCCTTTGAGTGTAGCGGCGGTGAGCCTTCAAAGTGCCCGAACTAGTGACGACTTGTACCTAGTTCAGAAGCCTTTCACTAGTTCTGCAACCCGTTGATTTTATTGATGAATATCGCCGTGCTTAAAAAATAGGCGCATCCTAACTAGTGACAGGCGTCATGTGTATAACCCCTGTGGATAACTAGTGCTAGCGAGCCACTATAGAGGACGCTTCAAAACCCTCTGCAGGTGCCGTCTGGTGAGCTTGAATTCTTGGCACACACGGAAGATGTGCTCGCCCGACTCGATGCGCCGAATGATCTCGCGGTCGCGCTTGGCCAGCAAGGCCTTCTTGCAGGCGGGTACGTACAGTGTCGAGCCCTTACCCCACTTGATCAATGCCTCAGCTGCATCATGCCCGATGGCCTCAACCAGCAGGTCGCTGATGAGGCCATCGCCGAGCTTGGCGGGCACCCGGAAGTCGTAGCCCGGCATCGCCTCTACGAGCTTCATCGTCGCATCGAAGCCGATCGCAGAGATCAGCTCCAACGCCGTCCCCGGCAACTCCAAGTCGGCGCGCGCCTGCTCTGCGACAGGGCGCGGCCCGAACATCTCCAGCTGACGGTCTTGGGGCTCGCTCATGCCGTCGGCGCTCCCTTCTTTCGCTGCTCGACGCCGAGCGCGGCGCTGATCGCGTGCAGCTGGTCGACGTGGCACCACTCGTATCGATCGACTCTGAACATCTGCGTAGCAATGCCGTCGGCGTATTCGTCCGGCAAATTGCCCAAGCTGATGAGTTGCGCGCGAATACGGCGCACCAGCGGGATCTTCTCAGCGCTCGGCGTCGGCCTTTGCGGCCGCCGCGGCGTCTTGCTCGGGCGAGCTCGCCAGCCGCAGCGCTGGAAGTGCGCCAGCAGCTTGAGTCGTCCCTCATAGCTCAGCTCTGCAGCGGACCTCGCTCCAGCGACAGTCAACATAATCGATCGATAGTCTTCGTCGCTCAATCCGAGTTGCTTCTTGGCCAGGTGAATCTTGGCCAGGTCGGCGCGGCGATCGTCCTGCACAGCGCTCATAGCATCGTCCGTTGACCTTGCTGCTCGGAGTACACACGCCTCCAGAAGTCCAGCCGACGCGCATTGTTCTCTTCGTCGCTCACCGCTTCGAGGTGCGCCGGGTTGATGCAGCACTTCACCCGGCACTTGTGATCGACGGTCTCGCCTTCTGCGAGCTTGCGGCCGGTCAGCTCCTCATACGCCACGCGATGTGCCCACTTCTTGCGCGGGGCGCCCTTGGCGCGATCCCAGAGCGTGAGTGATCCGTAGCCGTGATAGCTGCGCGCACCAATCCACACCCAGCACGCGCTGGCGTTGCCGGCGGCGTCTTTGTGGCCGTGGTGCTCGTCCACGACGTTGGCCAGCAGGCGCTCGGTCAGGTTACGGTACTTTCTAGCCATCAGAACACCAGGCACAACAGCGTCAAGACGGCAAACGACACCAGAGCCAAGCGCAGGCAGGTTGCGGCATCCAGCTTCGCAAAAGCACGCGGAGACACACCGGCTGCGAGAATGCCAATCACCAATCCGAGAGCGATGGCGGCACTCACGATTGCACCTTGGCGGCCATGCCGATCTTGTCGGTGACGGTGCGCAGCCGCAGCGTGGCGCCATTGCTCGAGACCAGCTCCACAGTCTCCACCGAGCCGATCAGCGCCACCTTGCGCAGCGTCAGCTCCACCACATGCGCAACGCGTTCGCGCTCGGCGTCGCTGTACTTTCCTTTGTACTCGTCATCGCTCATCACGGCGGTGGCCAGCTCAATCACTTGCATCTTCATGTAGCCGCTCCAGTTAGAGGTGCCGGCCATCTCGCGGGCCGGCGGCGCGGCAAACGCCCGACGGAAACAAACAGGCCGCTCGACCTGTTTGCCGGAGGCATCGGTGCACATGCACAGTGCAGCGAGACCGTCATCGCTTGCTGCTGCGGTTGTTCGGCATGCCCAGGACACTCACAGCTTGTCCTGCTCGCCTCGTCACGACGAGATGTGATTGAACGGAAGCACCTCGTCATTGCGACCGAGCTGCTCCGCCACGGGAAACAGGCCGAAAAAGGTCCGTGTAGTCTTGTCGTCGAACACCAGCTCCACGCTACGGTACTCGACGTCGTCGCCTTCTAGTGCCTTGCCGCACCAGCGCACGGTGCCTTCGCGGCCGTCGACGATCAGCTTGTCGCTGCAACGCACGCCGGATGGGATGTGAAACGGCTTCACGAGCCGCGGTGTCTTCATGGCCTCACTCCTTCTCGGGGCCGCGGTAGCGCACCGCGCTGTCGCCTTCGGTGGCGACGCGCATAGCCATCACCGCGACCTGTACGGCCTCGATCCACACATCCTTCGCCGGCGCCTTTTGACGATCGTGATCGATGAGCGCCTTGGCCAACTCGCCGACCTCCTCGGTCAAGGCCATCATCTGGAGGTCGTTGCCAGCGAACAGCAAGCGCGCACGCTGCGCCTCAGAGAACACGTCATTCATGAACGTGGCGTCGAGCCACGACACGTCAACAGTGGGGCCCGTGTCCTTCATCACTCTCCCCCCACCGCGGTCTTCACCAGCGTGTCCAGCTCGGTATCCAGCGCCTTCACGAAGGCGACGTCGGAGTCATGCGTCACCGTCACGCCCAGCTTCTTCAGCGTCGCTGCATCAAGCGACTCCAGGCCCTCCACACTTGGCCTCTTGGTCGTGATCAGCAGCTGAGCGAGCACTTCGTCGTTTCCGTCGAACATCTTCTCAATGCGCTCGACCACTTTCTTCGCGTCGCCGATCACCATCTGCCCCGGCTGCTTGCGGTAGCCGCACCTGATGTTGTGAAAGGTCTGGCTCTTCGGCTTGGCGAAGAGTTCCGGGTTGTCGCGCACCAGCTGCAGCAGCGCGCCGTGTGCCGTCTCGGCCTGATCGAGCGCCTTGCGGATCGCCGGAAGGTGCTGCTTTTTCAGCGCCTCCAGACCGCTTTGAAGGCTGTTCACGTACAGCTTCAAGGCCTCTCGGCGCTCTGCCAGCACCTTGCTGGCTTTTTCGATATCAGTCAGTTGAGTCATGGGTGTCCTATTGAAGAGTGGATGGTGTGTCCTGGAACGGAGCCGTGGTGATCGCGAACACGCACTTGAAGTCCGCGCCAACGGCGACCCCCTCCAAGTGCAAATTGGCTGCGCCGGCTTGTCGAATGCGCTCATTGAGCTGCGCGAGCAGCGACATCAGCAGCGACTTTTCGAGTGCGCTCAGATCGAGCGGGGCAACTCTCTCCTGAGGCACCGCGCTCATGACTGCACCTGCAGTTGGCCGAGCAACGCTGGCAGGCTGATCTTGCGCATGCGCGCCTCGGCGCGCAGGCTGTTCATCGCGCGGCTGCGCAGGAAGGCGCAGCCTTCTTCAAGCTCCTCGGCGGTCTCGGCCACAAAATAGCCGGTCTCTGGCGTGCCGACGATGGCAATGCCCTCTTCGCGCGCCGCGTTGATCACGCTGCGCAGCCGCCGCTCGGCGATGCTCAGCTTGCGCGCGAGGATCTCGGCGTGCATGCCCCGCGCGCGGCCCCTGCAGTTGGCCGAGAGGTAAGACACGACGATCGCCTGCAGCTGCGCACCGTCATCGATCAGGCCCAGCCTGTTCACCATCATCTCGTTCATCGCACTTACCTGCATTTGCAAACCTTCCAGAGTTGAACGGCCCAGACGGCCGTGTAGCCGCAAGCCACCACGAACATGCCCACCTGTCCTGCTTGCCAGGTCACCCAAAGCCAGAAGGGTTGCCCGGCCAGCCCAGCGGCTGCGGCCAAGCCGCGGTACTCCTCGCCCCCGTGCAACGCGGTCACGAGCGCGAGCAGGCCCGTGGCGGCAATCACGAGTTGCGCTGCGCTCACGGCTCACCTCCTTGCCGGCGCGCGCGGTGCGCCAGCAGCTGCGCCACGCTGGTGAAGCCGCGATCCACGCTCGTGGTGAACCGCTCCTCGCGCATGCGAGTTGCGCCGTGCCGGCGGTCCGCCTCGTCAGCGCGCTCGACCGCGGCCTCGGCGCGGTCGGCCAGGCGCATCACGATCTCGTACAGGTAGCCGTGGTCTTTCAGCGGCAACTGCAGCGTGCCCTTGTCCTGCGCGTCGAACACCGCGTCGAGCGCGGTGCTCCAGACATGCAGCGGCGCTTGCCATTCGCGGCCGCGGCGTGTGATGGCCGCACGTTGAATGTCAGCGCTGACCTCCGTCAGCAGCGCGGCATAACGATCCAAGCGCAGGCGCTGCGCGGCCGGCTTGAACAGCCGCAGGTAGCGCTCGAGCTTCGCGCCGAGCGGCAGGCTTTGCTTCACCACGCATGCCCAGGTGCGCCGCACCTCTTCATGCGCGAGCAGCACATCCAGGCTCATCTCGGCGCCGCAGGCCGGGCAGCAGAGCACCGTGCTCATAGCTCGTACCCCAGATCCAACAGCCGGTAGGTGATGCGCTGTGTAAAGAACCCGCAGAGGTTGGCCAAAAGCTCCTCGGAGTCAAGCCGGCAGTTTGGCGCGGCCACAAGCGCGGCCGCGTGAGCGGTTTCGTGCGCAATCAGGTCGATGTTCACTCGATCTGCAGCCAGCACCACCGTGCCGATGACGCCGCGACGTCCCATCGGATCTGTCGTGAAGTAGCCGTGCGTGATCAGCTTGTGCTTTTTGCTGCGTGCGCCGGGACCGAACTCGGCCGCTACGTCACGGCAGGTCGGCAGCACGCGCACATGCAAGCGGTGGCCGAGTGCGCTGACGGTGAAGGCATGCAGCGGCTTCATGCCAGCATCTCCTTGATCGGCTCGCGCACGCTCACGAGGAACTGCATCAATGCGGTGAACTGCGCCGGTGTCAGCTCCGTGCGCTGCTGCTCGGCGGCAATCAGGAAGCTGCCGTCGTCGAAGAGCGCAAAGCGCACGCGTTCCGGCGCGAGCGGCTGCGCGTGCGCCTTGCCGCTCATGAGAACGGGTGCCTGTTTCGCATCGCGGCGCCTCTTGCGAGCGGGGCGAGCTGGCATCGTGTGCCCGGCACGCACCGCCGCGCCGGTGTCGAAAACGCTGTTCGGGCCCGGCCTGTTCTTCGGCGCCTTCCATTCTCCTGGGGCTTTCAGCGTGTGCGTGAACGTGCCGCGCTCGTCGTCGTCGCGCTTCTTGCGCGGAGGCGCACCGTCCGGTGGCGTATCGGCGAGCGCCTGCCTGCCGGCATCGGTGATCTGATAAGCCGAACCGGGGCCGCCGGTTGGCTCGATGAAGCCGGACGCACGCAGGCGCTTGCCCGGAGTCGCCGATACTCTGAAGTGCTCGCGCAGCGACGGCAGGGTTACCGGGCCGACATCGGCCAGCATCTGCAGCATCTTGCAAGGTGTCGTTCGGCGGCCGCCGTAGTACAGCAAGGTGTTCGTGCTCATGACATCACCTCCACAGCCACAGCAAAACGACGTAGGCCGCGGTGACCAGCGCCACTGCAGCCACCAATGCGGCGCCGATGACTTCGTACAGCCGGATGTCTTCAACTGTTGCCGGCTCACTCACCGGTTCGGGGCGTGCCTGTGCGCCAAGCCAAGCCTCCACACGGTTGAGCAAGACGCCCACCGCGTTGAGCGCGTGAAGACCGATCAGCACGCAGGCATTGCGCGCCTTGATCAGCAGATACAGGCCGAGCTTGTTCATGCCGCATCCCGCATCGGTTCTTGGTTCACGTGCACCGCCAGCGCGCGGCGGCCCGCAGTCCAGCCGTTGACCCAGGCCAGGTGCTGCTGGTTGTGCGCATGCATGCGCGCACGCGGCAAGTCGGTGTCGAAGGGGTATGGGTTCAGGCTCACCGGCTCGCCCTTTTCGGCGGCGGTCTTGCCTTCGAAGAACGCCGAGCGGATGTCGCCGAGCGTCGGTCGTTCGTGATGTTTGAGCATGGTGTGTCAGCCTCTGCGGTTGGGGTTGTGAGGGCATGTACGGCAGGCCTGCGCGACTTCGCGCTGCAGCCATGTGATGGCAGCCGGGCGGCTGCGCTCGTCTTGGCACTGTCTGGTGCTGATCTCGCCCCAGTACGGGCACTGCACCGTCGCCTTCATGTACTGGCCGCGAATGCGCTCGGCCAGCTTGTCGGTGCGCGCGGTGTAGCGGCTACGCAGCAGCGCATTGACCACCGGCGCGCTGATGCCGAGCTCTTGCGCGACTTCGGCCTGGCTCTTGCCAAGGCCGCCTGCGGCCTGTGGCCGGATCTGCTGTTCCAGCGCCTCGAGTACGTCGTGCGGCAGCGCAAAGAAAGTCTTCACGTTGCTCATTGCCGCAGATCCTTCGCGGTGCGAAGCGCAGCCGCAGCGAGCGTGCGATGCACGAACACGAGATGCTCGATCGCGCGCAACATGCTCGCTTGAATGCCTGTCAATAGCGCTTCGAAGGCCAACACGGGCAATGTGAGGAGCAGCAAGGCGGCAATGCCGACGAGCAGCAGCGTGGCTGTCGCGACGCGCGATGCCTTACTCGCAACCATCGCACACCTCCTGCGCGCTTTGCGCGACCACGATCTCGCCGGTGTTGCGGTCGAATACCACCTTGGCACGCGTGATCGCAGGCGCCTTCGGACCGGTGTCACGCGCCAGACGATGGAGCGCCGGCGTTCCGGGCTTGGCGGCGCGCAGCTCCCTGAAGAAGCCCGCGCGCGCCAGCACCACCACATAGCTCTTGGCCGCCACCACACTCACCGGATGCGCGTCGGTGCTCGCGTGCAGCGCCACGTCGACATAGGTGAAGGTCTTGAGCACGCGCATGGCCGTCCACATCGCTTCATTCAGGGGCGCGGGCAGCAACTGCCCATCGCGGCTGACACGCGGTGCGGCGATGCCGGTGTCCTTCACGAGCGTGAAGCCGGGGCTGGCGAACTTCGCGCAGGCCTTGCGCGAGCCGAGTTCGCCGCGCTTGAGGATGCCGGCGTTGGCCAAGCTCTTGACGTAGCAATCCAGCGTCTCGCGGCGCACCGGCGGTGTCGTGCGCAAGTCCACGTCGTCGGTGGTGAACACCTTGCCAACGCCGATCGAGCGGATGGCGGCCCACACGCGCTCGCGCGGCAGCAGGCCGGCGCGCGCTTCACGGCTGATGGTCGAGCGGCCCATCAGCGGCCTCCGCGCGGCGCGGCGCCGTTGTACAGGTCGCCGTCGTAGTCGTCGCCGGCGGCGTTCTTGCCCCGCACGTTGCACCATGACGCGATGTTTTCGAGGTTGATCACGACGCGGCGCGTGACGCCGTTGCTCTCCTCGAGCACGCGCTTCTTCAGCTCGGCGCTGATGCTCACGTGCGGTACGTAGTGCTTGGCCAGCTTGTCGAAGTCGCTGCCGCTGCACTTGTGCGCGGGCTGCCACACCAGCACGCGGTTGTCGCAGCGCTCATGCCGCTTCATCTTCGCCGGCAGGCGCTCTTCGCCAATCAGCAGGATCGCGCAACCCGCTTGATCGTGAATGTCGCGGATCAGCTCCAGGCTGCGCGTCTCGACGATGCGGTCGACCTCGTCGACCACGAGCGGGCGCTCGCTGCGGCTGAGCTCCTCCACGATTTCATCGATCAGGCTGACGATCGTGCCGCGCGTGGCCAAGCCCATCGCGTGGCAAATCATCTCCGCCAAGCTCTTGGCCGTTTCGTAGGCGCGGCAGCTCACGTACACACCTGAGAAGGTGTTGGGGTTGGCCGCGTAAGCCGCGGCCTGCGTCTTGCCCAGGCCGCTTTCACCATACAACGCGCCGATGCGTGGCATGCCGCGCGGGGCGCTCTTCAAGCGCTCCAGCATCGTGTGCGCCGCCGTGATGTTGGACAGCAGTGCGAATTTGCCGGCCACCGAATTCTGCTTCATAATCACATTTCCTTTCAGTACGCCCGGTGCGCCGGGCTTTCTTTTTTGCTCATTGCCCGGCTTCACGCAGCACGCCGTCTGCGTCGAGGCCGAACGCTTCGAACATCTGTTTCATCGCGCGCCATTCCGCACCCTGGCCGTACACCTCGAACCAGCTGCGCTCGTCTGCACCGAGCGCCTCGCCGCGTTGCACGCGGGCCTGCAGCCGGCTCCAGCGCGCGTAGCGCAGCTCAGGGGTGTCGATGGTCTTGATGGGTGCGGGCGCGGCCAGCCGGGCCTGAACACGCGCCTCGGCGGCAGCCAGCGCCGCCTCGTCGATCGGCTGCGGCGCGGCGCGCTTGATCGACTCGATCACGGGGCCGACGTGTTCGATGCGCAGCTTCGGCAGCGCCAGCACGTTAGGGCTTGCAGCGACGGCTGCGTCGGTGCGCGATCGCAGTACCGCTTGCACCAGGCCGCGCGTGTCGACTTCGCGCGTCAGGGCACGCAGCTCGCGCTTTTGCTCGCGGATGACCTTGGCCTGGCGCGCGCGCCGCTCGTTGGCCACTTCGGCGGCGCTGATGCCCAGGCGCTCGTAGTCGAGCGCCTCGCACACGAAGCTGCCGTCCAGGTCGAAGACGTAGCAGCGGCCGATATCCGCATCGTCGACCTTGCACTGGAACTGACGGCCTTCAAGGCCGCCCAGAGCAGCGGCATTGAACCAGCCGTGATCGATCTTCAGGCCCTTCTTCGTCAGGGTGCGGATGCCGCCGTCGCTGCTCGGCGCCAGCAGCATGTCGAGTGCGCGATCGTCGATCTGCAGCAGTGCACCGCGTGACGACGCGGCGCGCTCGTCCGGCGAGCAGCCCAAGGAAGAATGCTCGCGGCTGTTGTATCGGTCGCACCAGCGGTCGAGCTCGGCCTGCAACTGCTCTGCGGTAAGCCGCAGTTCTACCGTCTCGCCTTGCATGAGACGCTGCGCAAAGCTGCGGCGCGACTCGATGGCTTTGCGCTCGGCTACGTTGTGCCCCACAAAGCCATCGAGCAGTTCGAACACATCATGCAGGGAAGTGCCGAGGCCGCGCTCGATGTGCGGCTTCTGCTCAGGCGAGAACGGGGCGCACAGAGGGTGCTCGATATCCAAGCCCAGCAGCGCCAGCTCGAGCTGACGGGCGGTGTAGTCCGCGCCGTTGTCCGTCTTTATCGCGCCGGGCTTGCCCCATGCGCGAATGCTGGAGCGCACCAGGCTCATGATCGCGCCGCTCCTGCTGGTGCGGCTGACCAGCAGGCGCATCCGGCGCGAGAAGACGTCGATCACGCCAATCACCGCATGGCGTGCGCGGTCGGCGAGGATCAGGTCGCCAGGCGTGCTGTCCATCTCCCACAGTTGGTTCACCGCGCGGATGCGTTCGCTCGCGTTGCCGGCGGCAGACATATAGCGGTTCTTCCACGCGTCTGGATTCGTCAGGGCCGTGAAGAGCTGGCTGTTGGCCGCCTTCCATTGCGCCAACGCCCTGCGGAAGCTGCGTTCGCTGGGCAAGCGCTCGAATTGCATGCGCAGAATGCGGTACAGATGCGCAGCGCCCAGGTGCGGCTTGTCGGTGAGCAAGGCGAGCACTGCGCGGCCCACGTCACCGTCCAGAACGGCGCTGCCGCCCCGTCGTGGGTTGCCACGCGGCGTGACGGCTGCGGCGCCGTGGAGTTGCAGCCCCAGGTGCCAGCGGCGCAGCGTGGCGCACGAAAGCCGTGTGACGTTGCGGCGCACTTCATCAGGCACCGCGCGGCCGGCGTGCCACAGCTGCATGAAGGCTTCGAGCGAGGGTTGCAGCGGGCCGCCAAGCTGCTCATGCAGGCGCCTAAACGCGAGCAGCACCTGCAGGCGTGCGTCGCGCACGTCCGCACGCCGCCCGGTCACGTTGGCGACCGCGGCCGTGCCGGCCAGCGCACCGTTAGCAGCTGTGGCCTGTGCGATCACCGCCCGCTGTCGCACCGCAGGCAGCAGCGGCTCGGCGCTGAGCGCCCGCTGTGCCAATGCCGCGCGCACCGGCGCCGGAAGCGATGCGCCAGCGTATTCCACGCCGCCGCCGCGCCCAATCCGCGTGCGCGCCTTCCAGCCCTCGCGCAGCGCGAGCTCGCGAACGCGCTGCACATGCACAGGCAGGCCAGCGAGGCCCACCAGCTCGGAAGCGGTGAACCATTCACCCGCGTTGCGGGCCGGCTGAAGCACGGCGCTCATTTGACAGCCTTGGCGCGTGGGAGCGCCTTAGGGCGCGAAACCTTGACCTTGCGCGTCAGGGCGTAGGCGCGGTCACGGGCCTCCAAATAGCGACTGGGCCAGATCTGCTCGGGCCTCATCTGCAAGGCGTCGGCGACGATCTTTTCCGCGCCGAGCCACTTCATATAGAGGACGCGCTGGATGTGACTGTAATTGTGTCGGGCTGCGAGCTTACGGAGTGACAAGCCCCTCTTTTCAAGGGCTGCCTTCACATCCGCGGGGTGCCAATCCTTCGCTGCACCACTCTTTAGTGTGTCCATAGATGCAATTATGGACACAGTTCAGTGTGTGTCAACCCCCAATATCACACTGCGATGTGTAGTGAATACCCTTATAGCGATGAAACAAAACGTAAATATTAGACAAGATCCCTATTAAAAGCGAATTAATCATCTATATTTTTGTGCTCATAGACACAATAGAGTGCTACATGGACATCGCCAAGTTGCTACGCGCAAAATTCAAGGCACCCGAGATCGAGCGCCAGGTGGCTGACGGTGAACTTGAATCCATCAGGCACGCCATGAAAGAAAAATCACAAGGCGATATGCCGTCTAAGACCAACCGGCCGCATGCGTTCATGCGCTCCAAGCCGCTGCACGTCGGCTGGGAGCAGCTCTCAGTTGTGCTCACGGCGGCACAAGTGCCTGCTCAGTACATGGCGGGGGAGCCATTTGCGAGCAAGCGAGCGCTGCTCGAGCAGGCCTACAAGCAGCATCTCGGCGAGCGGCTTGTGGAGGCGCGCGGCCAGGTCAGCCTGGCCAGCTTGGCCGACCACCTCGGCCGCCATCTGAACGCCGTCAGCAAGTGGAATGCCGGCAAGACGATGCCGGATGCGTTCGATCTGTTGTGCTACGCGGCGTTTACCGGCACAAACCCTTACTGGGTCCTCACGGGGCAAGGCCGCAAGGAAGACTTGCGCAATCAGCAGGCGCTGGCCGCCAACGATGACGAGTTCGTGTTGGTGCCGCGCTACTCGGTATCTGCCAGCGCAGGCGACGGCCGTGAAGTGGTCGACGAGGACGTCGTGGCGCAGTTTGCGTTTCGCAAGAGCTGGATACAACAACGCGGGCTGCGGCCGGAGGCATTGAAAGTGGTGCGTGCCGACGGCGACAGCATGCAGAACACGATCTACGATGGCGATATGCTGCTGATCGACACCTCGATCAGCCACGTGGTGACCGACGGCATCTATGTGATCGGCCGCAACGGTGACCTCTTCTGCAAGCGCCTGCAAATCATGTTCAATGGCGGGGTCACCATCAAGTCCGACAATCCGGCATATGCCGATCAGACCTTGGACGGCGAGGCGGCCTCTGAGCTCAAGGTCGTTGGCCGCGTGGTGTGGGCAGGAGGAGAGCGATGAAGCGGTTCATTTGCGTTGCGGTCGTGACTTTGGCGGACATCGCCTGCAGTTGGGCTCAAACGGCGCCGTCCTTGCCTGCAATGCTCGCGTCGATCGACGCGGGTAAGCGGGTGGAGGAGAACTCGCCGGAAGCCCGGCGCGTCGCAGCCGCGTTAAAGGATTTGCGATCTGTCTGCAAAGAGTCGGACGCACAGCTTGGCGAAGCCGCCAACACGACGCGCAAGATCGTTGCCGGCAAGGGCGGCTACGCCACCAATGCGGATATCCTTGAGGGCCTGTTTGCCATGAGCGCCGACTTCGGGTCGCGACAGACCTGCTCCTCCACGCTGGACAACTACGCTATACAGCGCACGGCGCCGAACGCATTCACGCATTCGATGGCGGTCGCGGTGATTCGGCATTTGCACGCCGTAGCCTTTGAGGCGAGCCGGCAGCCGCGCAAGTGACGCGCGTCACGCTGTTTTGAGGGGGCATGCCCGGCATGCTGCCGGGCATGGTTGCCGACGCCATCAATGCGGCTGAGCAGCAGCTCAGCCCCCACTTTACTCTTGCCGAGATGACCGTCTCTCAGGTCGCTGCGCGTGCGGGCTTGGCGAATGTGCCGCCCTCGGCGGCGGTCGCCAACCTCAGGCGTGTCGCGAACCTGCTGGAAACGGTGCGCATCGTGCTCGGCGGCAAGCCGATCATCGTGACGAGCGGCTATCGCTCGCCGAGCGTCAACAAGCTGGTGGGCGGCGCCCCCAACTCGGCGCATTTGGACGGTCGGGCGGCCGACTTCATTTGCCCGGCGTTCGGCACACCGCGCGAGGTGTGCCAGCAGCTCATTGACCAGGGGCTGCTGTTCGACCAGTTGATCCAGGAAGGTACCTGGGTGCACGTCGGCATGGCTCGCGCCGGCGAGACGCCGCGCCAAGAGGTGCTCACCGCACAGTTCTCGGCCGGCCGGCCGACCACTTACATCCGAGGCCTCGCGTAATGGCGACGACTGACAATCACGCGGCAGCTGCGGGCGCCCCCAAGCCCTGGTGGAAAAGCAAGACGTTGTGGTTCAACGCCGCCTGCGCCGCGCTCGGCGTCGCCGAAGCACAGCTGCAGCTGCTCAAACCGCTGCTCGGCGACCAAGCCTATCCGATCCTTCTGTATGCGGTGATGGTCGGCAACGCGGTGCTGCGCATTGTGACGACTCAGGGTATTGCCCTTTCGGAGAAAAAATGAAACGCAACCCCCTGCGCCTGATCGCGGCCGCCTTGGCCACGCTGCTTTTCCTGGTGACCGTCGCCGGCGCGCAAGAGCCGTCGACCGCTGCTCCGGCGCCCAGCTTCGAGGTCGGGTTCAGTTCCAAGAGCGACCGCAGCGCCAAGCCGCTGGCCATCAAGGCGATCGACAGCGCCACGCAGCTGCTGCTGCTGGCGGCCTATCAGCTCACCGAGCCGGACATCATTCGCGCGCTGCTGCGCGCCAAGCAGCGCGGGGTGGACGTGCGCGTGGTGCTCGACAAAAGTCTCGCGAAGAAAGAGGCGCCGCAGATCATGCAGCAGGCCGGCATCAGCTGCACGATTCAGCGGCAGTACCAGATCATGCATCACAAGTTCATGGTCATCGACAGCCTGAGCATCGAGACCGGCAGCTTCAATTACACGCGCAACGCCGATCGGAACAACGCCGAGAACGCGTTGGTCATCTGGAACGCGCCCAGCGAACTGGTCAGCCAGTATCAGATGCAATGGCAGGCGCTGAACGAAGGCGGCACGCCATGCTGATGGTCGAGCTGCTGCTGTCGATCGCGATCTGGGCCGTGTTCGCGCCGCTGACGGTAGCGCTAACGATCATCACCTGGCTGATTTCGCCGCTGCTTCCGATGTTCACGATGACGGCCGCTGACGGCCACCGGTGGCTGGTCAAGCCGTTGCGCTGGTTCCAGACGCATGACGCGCCGCTGGACGAGATGTGGAAGAGCGGCCAGTACGATGCCGCGCTGCCCACGGGGCTTGCGGCACGCGCACGCGCCGGCAACAGGCCGGCGCAGTACCGCTGCGAGGCCGCGTGGCTGCGGCGCAACTCCGCCTACGGGTTCGCGCACTATGCATTCGGCTTCCAGGCAGTTGTTCACCTTGCAGGCGACTTCATCGTGCCGCCCACAGTGCTCTGGCACGTGCAGCGCGGCCGGTGGGACAGCGGCCGCAGCAACCTTGAGCTGCTGGTGATCGAAAGAGCCGACGGCGCAGTAGCTTGGATGCTCAACGCGCAATGGTTCTACATGACCACGCGCTTCGTGCGTATCCGCTTCGGCTGGAAGCTGGAGCGCACGGACGCCGACGGCCGCCGCATGATCGCGGCGCATGTCAATCCGGTGCGTCCGTGGAGCGCAGCATGACGGCGCTGGCAGCCTTGCTCGGCAGCATTCGCGGCTGGCTCATCGTCGGGCTGATCGCCGCGATCGTGGCCGCATCGTGGTGGGGCGTTCGCGAGATCGAGCGCGGCGGCTACGAGCGCGCGCGCCGCGAAGACGCTCTGGCGCGCGAGAAGGCGAACGAGCGCATCCGCGAGCTGGAGCGTTTCAACGCCGCTGCCGGCCGCGTGGTGGAGACGCGGTACGTGCAACGCACACGCCAGCTCGAGCTGGATGCCCAACAACGCGAGGCTTTGGCTCATGACTACATCCGTACGCACCCTGATTCTTTTACTTGTGCCGTCGATGCTGACGGCCTGCGCCTCTGGAACGGCGCCAACGCTGGTGAGTCTGCCGTGCAGCCCGCCCCCCAGCCTGACCGAGCCGTGCCCGCCGCCCCCGCCCGCAGCCGATGGCCGTTTCGCGACGCTGTACATGAATCACCTGCAGGCCATGAAGTACGCGCGAACGTGCCGGGCGCGTCACGCCGAGTTGTCGGCGTGGGTGAGCGCGAGCTGCTCGTCGGGCAGCCCTAAATCAGAAAAAAGCCGATGAAACCGGTTCTAAACCCTCTCGATCCGAGTTCCGCGTGTTTGGTGGGTGTGCCTCTTTGCGGAGTCGGCACCGGTGGCGGTAACGTCACAGGCACACTCACCGCCCTCGATCAACGGCCATGCCTGCAGCCATCCTGAAGCGCCCCGCCGAGAAGTTCAGCCTGGCGTTCAGCTTTGCCGATGTGCTGACATCCGGCGAGACAATTTCCAGTGTCGCAGTCTCGGTGTCGGCGCGCAAGGCGCTGGATAGTGCACCCGCGGCGATGATCGCGGCGGCGGCCAGCATCGACGTGGCGAACAAGGCCGTGCTGCAGCCGATGCAGGGCGGTGTGGACAACGAGGACTATGTATGGCTGTGCACCGCCACACTGAGCAGCGGCCGGGTATTGCAGAAAAAGCTGCTGGTCGCGGTGCGAGCGGCAGGGTGACGATAGGGGATGCAGTGGATTTCCATCTGAATTTTGGCGAGGTGCTGACCATTGCCTTCACCGCCATCGGTGCCATCTGGGCGCTGATGAAGATGATCGCGCGCCATCAGGAGCAGGCGCTTCAGGTGCAATTCCGGTCGTTCAACGAGCAGCTGCGGGAGATGACCGACGAAGTCAAGCAGGACCGCGACGCCACGCAGCGCATCGAGCGTGATCTGTTCGCGCTGCGCGCCGAGCTGCCGCGCGACTATGTCCGCCGTGACGACTTCGTGCGCGTGATCGGCGAGGTGAACACCAAGATCGACAACATGGCCCTGCGCGTGGAGCGCGCCATTCTGCAGAACCGGGTGGGCAGCACCAATGACAATTGATCACCACAAGCAGCGCCGCGAGGCGATCCGCTGGCACCTGCTCAGCGCCATCAATGTGTCGCGGCCCGTGGCGCCCTACACCGAGGCGCTGTTGCCGATCATCCAGGCGGTGTACCGCGACGCTACGCACGCCGAGATCCGGCGCGAGCTCGACTACCTCGAAGAGCGCGAACTGGTCAAGATCACCAAGGATCCGATGGACCGCTGGATCGTCGATCTCACTCGGCATGGCATCGACGTTGTCGAGTACACCGTCGCAGTCGACGCGGGCATCTCGCGCCCGCTCATCACGCAGGCGTGAGTCATGCCGCGCAAGAGCAAGATCAACGACCTGCCAGTCGAGCTGCGAGAGTGGCTCGACGCTGAGCTGATTCGCCGTGGCTTCAAAGACTATGTGCAGCTGGCGCAAGCGCTGAAGGCGCAGGGCCACGATATCGGCAAGAACGTCGTGTGGCGACACGGCAACCTGCTTGAAAAGCGCATGTCGCAGCTGAAGGTCGCCAGCGAACAGGCCAAGGCGCTGGTCACGGCTTCGCCCGACGAGGCCGGCGACATGAGCGAGGCGCTGCTGCGGCTGATGCAGGAAAAGCTGTTCCAGCTGCTGATGGAGATGGATGTCGACCCCGACTCCGCCAGCCTTGGCTCGATCGCCAAGGCCTTGGCACCGCTCATGCGCGCCAGCATCGCGCAGAAGAAGTACGCCGCCGAGGTGAAGGCCAAGGTCGGCGAGCAGCTGGCCAAGCTGCAGGCTCAAGCCGAGGGCGAGCATGGCGACAGGCGCGAGGCCGCGCTGGCCATGTTGCAGCGCGTGCGCGCCGTCTATGAGGGAGCACTGTGAGCGATGCGGTGCTCTATCCGTATCAGCGCGCCTGGCTCAAGGACAAGGCGCGGTTCAAACTCGGCAAGTTCGCGCGCCAGACCGGCAAGAGCTTCACCACGACGCTAGAGATCACCGACGACGTCTACGAGGCCGAGCTCACTGGTCGGCGCTCTCCGTGGGTCATGCTCAGCCGCGGTGAGCGCCAGGCCATCGAACTGATCGAGGAAGGCGTCGAGCGCCACATTCGTGCGTATGAGGCGGTGATGCGCAACCCCGGCCGCGAGACCCTGGAGTGGTACGACGAGGACAGCGGCATCAAGCGCCGCGGCCTGCAGCTGATCTTTCCGCACGGCAACAAGATTAGCGCATTGCCGGCGAACCCTGACACCGCGCGCGGCTTCAGTGCGAACATGTACTTCGACGAGTTTGCATTCCACAAGGACAGCCGCAAGATCTGGGCCGCCGCCTTCCCGATCATCAGCGCCGGCTGGCGCGTGCGCGTGACTAGTACGCCCAACGGCAAGGCCAACAAGTTCTACGACCTGGCTACCGACGCCAGCGGCACCTGGTCGCGGCACGAAGTCGATATCTACCGCGCCGTGGCCGAAGGCCTGCCGCGCGACATTGAAGAACTGCGCCGCGGCTTGATGGACGACGATATCTGGGCGCAGGAGTACGAGCTGCAGTGGCTCGACGAAGCCAGCGCCTGGCTGAGCTACGACCTGATCAACAGCGTCGAGCACGATCACGCCGGGCTACCGGAGCACTACGCCGGCGGCTCGTGCTTCGTCGGCTGCGACATCGGCCGCCGCAACGACAACTTCGTGCTGTATGTGCTCGAGCTCGTGGGCGACGTGCTGTGGCAGCGCGAGCTCATCGTGCGGCGGCGCATCAGTTTCGCCGAGCAGGACTTCCTGATCGACGATGTGTTCAACCGCTACAACGTGATGCGGCTGTGCATGGACCAGACCGGCATGGGCGAAAAAATGGTCGAGGACGCCCAGCGCCGCCACGGCACGCACCGCGTAGAGGGCGTGCTGTTCACCGGCGTCAACAAGCAGGCGCTGGCCAACGGTATCAAGCAGGCCTTCGAGGATCGCAGGCTGCGCATCGCGACCGGCGACGACAAGCTGCGCAGCGACCTACATGCGGTGAAGAAGACCACGAGCGCCACCGGCGCGCCGCGCTTCGATGCCGACGCCGACGACAACGGCCACGCCGACCGCTTCTGGGCACTGGCGCTGGCGATCAATGCGCAGGCTACGAACAAGGGGCCGGTGCGCGTCAGCAGCCGCCCGAGGCCGGGCCGCAACCTGTTGGCGGGGTATCTCCTCACATGAAAGCGCACCAAAGCAGTGCGACCGATTTTCCGGCCCCAGGAGCCGCGATCGCACCCCCCGGAGTTACCCACGGTCGAGCCGATGTCCGATCGGCCCGTCTTAATGCCTTCTTAATGCCTCATCGTCGATTTGCGTTTGGTGCCGACCTGGGAGTTTTGACATGCTGACGCCCGAAACCCTGAATTCCGGCCGATTTGTTGCCGAATTGCAACAGAGCAAACCGCTGGACGAAACGGCCGGCCACATCGCCACGCGGCAGACGGCCTGGGAGCTGACGAGCTTTTTCAACCTGCTGCCCAACCCGGACGAAGTGCTGCGCAAGATGGGCGTGAGCATCAAGGTCTATAACGACATCAAGAGCGAGGCCATCGTCAAGGGGCTGGTGGCGCGTCGCGAAGGCTCCGTGAAAAGCATGGAGCGTGGCTTCGATCGCGGCACAGCGAGCTCGCGCGTGGCCAAGAACCTCAAGGCGATTTTCGACGATCTGGATCATGCGCAGATCATTGAGGAAGGTCTGGACGGTGCCTTCAAGGGTTATGCCGTGTTCGAGGTCATCTGGGGCAAAGTCGGCAGCCTGCTCGTGCCAACCGGTGTCGTGGCCAAGCCGCAGCAATGGTTCGGCTTCGATCCGACGAACCGGCTGGTCTACCGCACGCGCAGCGCGCCGCTGGGCGAACCGGTACCAGACCGCAAGTTCATCTGCATCGGCAAGAAGCGCACCTATGCCAATCCGTACGGCGAGGCTGATTTCGCCGCCTGCTTTTGGCCCGTGACGTTCAAGCGCGGCGGCCTGAAGTTTTGGGTGCAATTCACCGAGAAGTACGGCACGCCGTGGGCAATCGGCAAGCAGCCGCGGAACGCGAGCAAGGCCGACACCGAGCAACTGGCCGATCAGCTGGAGCAGATGGTGCAGGATGCGGTCGCCGTGGTGCCCGACGATTCATCGGTGGAGCTGGTGACGCTGAACACCTCCAGCAACGCCGAGCTGTACGAAAAGCTGTTGATGTTCTGCCGCGGCGAGGTGTCGATCGCGCTGCTCGGAAACAATCAGACCGTGGAGATGCAAAGCAACAAGGCCAGCGCGGCGAGCGGTCAGGAGGTCGAGCATTACATCCGCGATGCGGACGCGATGATGTTGGGCCAGCTATACAACCAGCTGGCGCTGTGGACCGCTCAATTGAACTTCGGCGACGTCGAACTGCCCAAGTGGGAGTTCTGGGAGCAGGAGGAGGTCGACGAGACGCTGGCGAACCGCGACCGCACCCTGGCGCAGGCCGGCGTGACGTTCACGCCGGCGTACTGGAAGCGCACCTACAAGCTCGAAGACGGCGACATCACCGAGCGCACGTCGCCCGTGGATGGCAACGCGCCGCCAGTCGGCGGCAGCACCACCGACTTCGCTGACGCCGATATGCCGCCCGACCAGGCCGCGCTCGATGCGGCGGTGGCCAAGCTGCCGAAAGACGAGCTGCAGGCAGCCATGAAAGCGCTCATCGAGCCGGCGTTGAAGGCCATCGCTGCGGCGCAAACGCCCGACGAGGTGCGCCAGGCGCTCGAAGATGCATGGCCGGACATGGACGCCGGCAAGCTCGACGGTCTGATGAAGCGCGCCTACTTTGTGGCCGATCTGCTGGGCCGCGCCAGCGTCAAGGCAGAGGCGGCCTGATGTCCCTGTGCCAAGGCGGTATGGATCGTGACTGACATCGACATCAGCTACGCCATCGGTCTGGAGCCGAAGCAGGCGGTCGAGTACTTTTCAAGCAAAGATGCGCAGGTCACCGGCCCGTGGACGGAATGGCTGGACGCCCAGCACGCGCGCAGCTTCACCGTGGCCAACGTCACCAAGCTGGAGGTGCTGAAGGACATCCAGGACTCGCTCGCGCGGGCGCTCAAGCAGGGAAAGACGCTCGAGCAATGGAAAGACGACCTGGTACCGATGCTCAAGCGCAAGGGCTGGTGGGGCCGTGACTACTCCACCGATCAGCTGCGCGACGCGGGACGCCTGAGCGCCGACGGCGAGATCGCCAAGGGCCTGACGCCGGCACGCCTGCGCACGATCTTTCAGACCAACATGCAGAGTGCCTACATGTCCGGGCGCTACGAGCAGATGGTCGAGCAGGCAGCCGAGCGGCCCTACTGGGAGTATGTGGCCGTGCTCGACTCGCGCACGCGCCCGGCGCACCGCGCACTCAGCGGCATGGTGTTTCGCTACGACGACCCGGCGTGGATGGCCTTCTATCCGCCCAATGGCTTCAACTGCCGCTGCCGCGTGCGCAACTTCACGATGAGCGAGCTGCAGACGCGCGGCAAGACCGTCAGCGCGACGGACAAGAGCAACTTCAAAGCGGTCGACGGCACCACGAAGAGCGGCGACAGCTACACCGTGATGCAGTACTCCAGCGCGGCGATGCCGGGCGGCAAGTTCGCGCCCGATCCGGGCTTTTCCAACAACCCCGCGCAAACAGCGGCTGTGGAGCGGCTGCTCGACAGCAAAGCCCGCAACGTGCTGCCGCCCGGCGCGGCCGATGACGTGTTGCGGCAAACGCTGGCAGCGCCGGTGCGGCAGCCGGCGTGGCAGCAGTTCGCACGCGACGCGCAGGCTGCTTTGCGGCCGGTCGGCGGCGAATTCGCGGTAGGTGTGGCCGATGCGATGGCAGCGGACGAAGCGCGCCGCGGCGGCGCGGCCGTCGGCGACAGCGCGCTGCTCGTGGTGCCGGACGTCATGATCGCGGGTCGCAAGGGCCGGCGGCACGCCGTCAAAGGCGACGCACTCACACCCGAAGACTGGGCTGCGCTGCCGCAGGCCTTGGCCAGCCGCAGCGCCGAGTACTTCCTCGACGCCGAGAACCGCACGCTCATCATCACCTTGCCGTCGGCCAGCACGCGCGACGGGCTGTCCAGTGTGCGTACCGCATGGAAGTCGCCGCGCGACGGCGAGCCGCTCACTCTGGTGCACGCGCAACGCATCGCGCCGGTGAACACCGACCGCAAGCGCTACAAGAGGTTGAACAAATCGGAGGAGTAGGAAGGCACGGGGGCAGTGGATGGCGCAGTTTCCCACACAACTAGCGGATGCCCGGTAGCCAGCCCTTGCTGGATGTCACCCCGTGTGAAAGCATCGTATCACCCTCTGTCGCCGGTTATATACGGCACGATGTATGTGACGTTGCGCGAGCATCGACTTTCCGTAAATCGACTTATAGAGAGCGGAGTACATGATCGACATCAGCATTGACAGCGAAGCCACGCTGCGCCGGCTGCAAGGTGTCGCGGCGCGCCTGGCCGACACGCGGCCGCTCACGCGCATGCTCGCGGGCATCATGCATCGCGCGGTCGAAGACAACTTCGAGCAGCAAGGTCGGCCGCGCTGGCCGAATCTGGCCGCCGCAACGATCGCCGGGCGTACCAAGCAGGGCACCTGGCCTGGCAAGATCCTGCAGCGCACAGGCAGCCTGGCGGCCAGCATCACGCAGGAGTCAGGCGCTGGCTTCGCACGTGTCGGCACTAACAAGGTGTACGCGGCGATTCAGCAGTTCGGCGGCACCACGCGGGCGCACGTCATCAGGCCGCGCAGCAAGCGCGCGCTCGCGTTCGGCGGTATCGTGGTGCGCGAGGTGCATCATCCCGGCAGTAGGATACCGGCGCGACCGTTCCTGGCCCTGACAGCAGACGACGAGCGCGACCTGATATCCGCCGCCGAGCAATTCGTCATACGCCCCTTTGGGTGAGTTGTGACGCGCGTCGCGCTCTCGCCTGAAGCGCGCCTGGGCACAGTGCAGCCTGTATCTCAAAGGCTGACACTTGAAGCGCATCCACCTGTTCAAGGCCGGCACGCACACCGCGATGTCGGGTCAAACGCTGGATTTCAGCGAAGAGGAGTTGCGGCGCGCCGCGCAGGTCTATGACCCGGCGAGGCACGAGGCGCCGATCGTCATCGGCCACCCGCAGACGAATGCGCCGGCCTGGGGCTGGGTCCAGCAGCTTGACTACGCCGACGGAGAACTCTGCGCGACGCCGCATGAGGTCGACGAGCAGTTTGCCGAGCTGGTCAAAGGCGGCAAATTCAAGAAGGTCTCCGCCAGCTGGTACCTGCCCGACGCGCCCAACAACCCGGTGCCGGGCTCGCTGTATCTGCGCCACATCGGCTTTCTGGGTGCGCAGCCGCCCGCGGTCAAGGGGCTCAAGCCCGTGGAGTTCGCCGACGCCGAAGGCACCGTGGAATTCAGCGCAGCGTTGAACGACAGCTGGCTCGCCGGCATGTTTCAGCGCCTGCGCGACTGGCTGATCAGCAAGGAAGGCCTGGAGCAGGCCGACCAGGTGATTCCGCAGTGGCAGATCGACAGCGTCAAGGAAATGGCGCTGCGCGACGAGCTGCAGGGCGCGGACAGCGTGATCAACGACCTGGCCACCGGCCAGCCGATTCAAACCTCTTTCAGCGACCCAACGAAGGGAACATCGATGAGCAAAACAGTCGAGCAGCTCGAGCGCGAGCTGCAGGAGGAGCGCGCGCGCCGCGAAGCCGCTGAGGCGGCCAGCGCGCAGTTCGCGGAGCGCGAGCGCAAGGCACGGCGCGAAGCCGTGCACGCGGACAACGAGGCCTTCGCCGATCGGCTGGTGGCGCAGGCCAAGCTGGCACCCGCCGGCAAGGGCGTCATCGTCGCTTTGCTCGACGCCGTCGCCGCACCCGATGCGGTCGTGGAGTTCGGCGAAGGCGACGCGAAAAAGTCGCTTGCAAGCGCCTTCAAGGAGCTGCTCGAAGGCGCCTCGCCGGTCGTGGACTTCGGCGAGCACGCCACCAGGGGCAATGCCTCGGGCGCGGGCGCGCTCGATCCGGTGGCGCTCGGCAAAAAAGCTGCCGACTACGTCGAGGAGCAAAGGGCGCGGGGCGTCACCGTTACGGTGCAGGACGCGATCGCGCATGTGTCCAAGCAGGCCGACTGAACGTATCAACCGCAGAACGCTGAGGAGCATCACACCATGATTCTGCTTGCCAAGGGCCGTATCGCAACCGCTGCGACGCCCGCGTACACAATCGTCAAGCCGGGCGGCAGCGCCAACGGCATGCAGCCCGCAGCGGCTGCCACCGACAAGCTCATCGGCGTGAATGCCGACGTGGCCAAGGCCATCGGCGAGTTCGGCGATGTCGTCGTCGCCGGCGAGGCGCTCGTGCTCGCGGGGGCTGCGTTCGCCGAAGGCGACCTGCTGACCAGCGACGCGCAAGGCCGCGCGATCACCGCCACCGCGGGCGCAGGCAGCAACGTGCGCACGATCGGCTACGCATTGGAGGCGGCGACCGCCGCCAACCAGGTCGTGCCGATCATGGTCGTTCCCGGCAGCTTCCAAGGCTAAGCGGCCGAGCCCCATCACCGAACCAGGAGTCCTTACATGGCTGCAGAAGCATTTGACATCCACCCGCAGCTCACCGCTGTGGCGGTGGCGTACAAGAACCCGCAAGAGACCTACATCGCCGACAAGATCCTGCCGCGTGTGCCGACCGGCGAGGTGTTCAAGTGGACGAAGTACTCGCCCGAGCAGGGGTACACCATCCCCAACACCTACGTGGGCCCGAAGAGCGAACCGAACATGATCGACTTCCAGGGCACGGCCGTCACCGATCAGACCAACGACTACGGCCTGGAAGACTTGGTGACCAACCGTGAGATCAAGGCGTTCGAAGAAATGCCCAAGCCCGCGAGCGGTGGACCCATTCCGCCGATGGAGATCAGCGCCATGTTCCTGAAGGGGCTGATCATGGTGGCGCGCGAGATTCGTGCCGCCGGCTTGGTGTTCAACGCTGCGAACTATCCCGCCGGCAATCAAGCGACGCTATCGGGCACGAGCCAGTGGTCCGACCAGGTCAACAGCAACCCAGTGCTCGCGATTCGGCAGGCGATGGACGTGCCGCTGATCCGCCCGAAGTACATGGCGCTCGGCCGGCAAGTGTGGACGATGCTGTCGACGCACCCGAAGGTGCTCCAGGGCGTGTTCCGCACACAGCAGACCGGCGGTGTGGCCAGCATTCGCGCAGTGGCCGATCTGCTGGAGCTCGACGACATCTTCGTTGGCGACGGTTTCTACAACACCGCCGGCCGCGGTCAGGCGCCGGTGTACCAGCGCGTCTGGGGCAAGCATGCCCTGCTGTTCTCTAGCAGCCCGATGAGCGCGATGGCCGGCCAGCCCACGTTCGGCTTCACTGCCCAGTTCGGCGACGTCATCGCGGGCACGCTGCCGGCGCCCGAGAAGGGCCTGCGCGGCGGCGTGCGTGTACGCGTCGGGGAAAGCGTGAAGGAGGTGCTGACCGCACCAGACGCAGCCTACTTCTTCCAGAACGCGGTTGCTTGATGTTGACGCATGCGGCGCTGGTGAGCGCCGCACATCGAGAAAGGACACGCAATGGCCACCAAGAAGCAAGCCGAGACCAAGGACTACGTTGTGCTCACGCCGGTGGAGCATGACGGCAAGCGCTATCCAGCAGGCGCGACGCTGTCGATCGGGGAGGACGATGCCGCGCCCCTGCTGAAGGTCGGCGCGATCGCCGAGCCGGCGGCGAAAGACGAACCGAATCAATAGGTCGCCCGCGACCTTAGCGGGCCTTAGCGCCCAGAGCTCTATGCCCAGCCGGTGGAAGGCCGGCGCCTCGATGTGAGGGCTGCGTGCAGTGTTGACATCAAGGCTGACACAAACCATGAGCTACGCAACCCCTACTGACCTGATCGCGCGCTTCGGCGAGCGCGAGGCCCGCGCACTCGCCGATCGGCTGGGCACCGGCGAGATCGACGAAAGCGTGCTGCAACGCGCGCTCGACGAGGCGAGCAGCGAGATGGACGGCTACCTCGGCGTGCGCTACGCACTGCCCCTGCCGACCTTGAGCCAATCGGCGACCGCCCTGGTGCGCAACATCTGCCTGGACGTGACGCGCTATCGCCTGGTGGGCACCGAGACGATGAACACGGACGAGATCGAGAGCCGGTACAAGCTCGCGATCAAGCAGCTCGAGGCGCTGCGCGACGGCAAGCTCTTCATCGGCGACATTTCCTTGAAGCCCGCCGGCGGCGACGTGAATACCGCCGGCAACAACGCCGTGCGCGTGCGGCAACAAGTCTTCTCCGAAAACGCCCTCGGGGGCTATTGATGGGCACCCAAGCCATCACCGCGCCGGTGTACAAGCTCATCGAGGAGGCCATGCTCGCACAGCTGCGCGCGGCGCAGCGGCCGTACGCGGTCAAGAGCATCGAAAGCTACGCCGGCCAGCTCGACGACGACGCCTGGGAATGGCTGCGCGGCACGCCGGCCGTATGGGTCAGCTTCGTCGGCGCACCCGAAGTGACGATGAAGGGCAGCCGCACCGTCAAGGTGAACGGCAAGTTCATGGTCGCAGCCGCGCAGCGCAACATCAACAACAACGCCGTGGCGCGGCTCGGCGACGCAGCTGAGCCCGGTGTGTACCAGCTGCTCGAGGACAACAAGCTGGCCTTGTGGAACCAGCAACTCGGCCTGCCGATCCAGCCGTTGATGCCCGGTGCAACACGTCAGCTGTTGGTCGGCCGCACCCGCGGCGGTGAACCATTGGCCGTGTACGCCCAAGAGTTCGAGACGTGGTGGATGGAACAGCTGCCCGAGCCCGGCGCGACGCCCGACGGCGAGCTGCGCAGCATTTATCTCAACTACTTCCTGCAGCCCGACGACGCCACGCAGGACGCACAAGACCAAGTCACGATCAGCTAATGGAAAACCAGCACCGTCGCATCGCCGGCTACCGCGAGCTCAACGAGCAGGAGATGGGCCTGAACTGCAAACCGGCTTCATGTGCGATCGCTCAGCCGATCAACTTTTAGAGGATGACATGGCCATCAAAGTCAAAGTCAGCGACCCGCAACTGAAGGTTCCGCGCGAGGAGAACCCTCGAACCTACATCACCGGTGCCGACGGTGTGATGGAGGTCGAGGACTCCGCGTACTACCGCCGCCGGATCATCGACGGCGAACTGATCGAGGTCGACGGCAGGGGAAAGCCTGTATCGGCCGACGGCAGCAAGGCCTGACGCCGAGCCTCCTCGCCCCGCACTTTACGCACAGCACCTGGATTCATTGAGGACACCGTATGGCCAGCCCGAATATCGCGTTTGATACCATCCCCGCCAGCCTGCGCAAACCAGGCCGGTACTTCGAGTTCAACAACAAGCTCGCGGTGCGCACGCTGCCCAACAACAAGCAGCGCGTGCTGATCATCGCGCAGATGCTGGCCAGCGGCACGGCGGCGGCCAACCAGATCGTGCAGGTCTTCGATGCGGAGACAGCGGCCGCACTGTTCGGCCGCGGCAGCCAGGCGCACCGCATGGTGGCCAATGCCATCCAGGCAAATCCGTACGTCAGCCTGTTCGTCATGCCGATCGCCGACAGCGGCACCGGCGTCGCGGCCACCGCGACCGTCACGGTCACCGGCACGGCCACGGCCAACGGCTCGGTCACGGTGACTATCGGTGATGACGACGTCGTCGTACCGGTGACCAGCGCCGATGCGCAGAACGCCATCGCCGCGAACATCAAGGCCGCGATCGATGCCTACATCAACACGCCAGTGTCGCGCAGCGTGGCGGCAAACGTGGTCACGCTCACCGCGCTGAACAAGGGCACGGTCGGCAACAACCTGCGCCTGGCCGCCACCAGCGGCGCACCGGGCGTGGCGGTGGCTGTGACCGCGTTCGCCGGTGGGCTGAACGATCCCGCGCTCACTACGCCGCTGGCCAACGCGTTCCCGAGCAGTTATGAGATCTACTGCGTGCCCTACGCCGACGCCACATCGCTGGGCGCACTCAAGACGCACCTGAGCAACGTCAGCAATGCCATCGAGCAGCGCGGCGCGATCGGTGTGTACGCCACCGTCGGCACGCTCAGCGCGGCTACGACGCTGGCTGCAGCACTGAACAGCGAGCGCCTGACCGGCGGCTTTCTGAAGAACGGCTACACGCCGCAGGAAGAGATGGCGGCCGCCTATGCGGCGATGATCGCCTTCGAGGAAGACCCGGCTCGGCCGCTCAACACCCTGACGCTCACGGGCGTGCGGGTGCCCCTGATCAGCGACCGGCTCACGCGCACCGAACAAGAAAGCTGCCTGTACAACGGTGTGACGCCGTTCGAGTGGCAGCCGGGCGAGGTAGTCGGCATCGTACGTGCGATCACGACGTACACCGTGAACGCAGCGAGTGTGGCGGATGTGAGCTGGCTCGACCTGACCACCATCCGCACGATGGAGTACGTGCGCAAAGCCTGCCGCGAGCGCATCAGCCTGCGCTTCCCGCGCGAGAAGCTGAGCGACAAGACCGCGCAGCGCGTGCGCAGCGAACTGATCGACGTGCTGCTGAAGATCGAGGAGCTGGAGATCATTGAGAAGGTGCAGGACAACCTGCCCGGCCTGATCGTCGAGCGCGACCTGCAGAACGTCAACCAGCTGAACGCCAAGATCCCGACCGACGTGGTCAACGGCCTGCACATCTTCGCGGGCCGTATCGATTTGTTGTTGTGAGAGAACGCTCGGGAGTCAGCCGCAGCGAGTTGAGTGGCGGCCTCAACTGAATACCCCGCCGAGAACATTTTGAACGAGGAGCGCCGACATGGCAGGAGCCAACCTGGTTGAGTACGAAGGCCACATCTTCATGGAAGTGAATGGCCAGGAGATCGAGGTGATCAGCCTCGACGAAGCCGACAGCGTCGGCCGCAAGCCGGTGCAGACCATGAAGCGCAGCCGCCGCATCGCTGGCTTCACGCGCTTGATTCGCACGTTCGACCTGAAGTTGACCGTGGCGATTCCCATCACGGGCGAGATCGACTGGGCGTCGATCGAGGGCGCGAAGATCACCAAGGTGAGTCCGGACGGCAGCAAGCGCGTCAGCTATCTGGGCTGCTTCGTCACCGGCGTCGGCGACAAGCACAGCGTGAACAATGAGGCGGCGCGCGACATCAGCGTCACCGCCGTCGATCGTGTGAACGAGTAGCGCCATGCCCGAGCAGCGGCTGACGACCGAAGGTGAGTTGCCAATCGGCGTGACCGTGGACGGCGTCACGCATGCGCGCTTCGTGCTGCGTCAACCGACGGTGCGCGACAACATCGCCGCGATTGACGAGGTGGGCACCGACAACCCGGTGGCGCTGAGCGCAGCCCTGTACGCGCTGCAGCTGGTCGAGCTCGGCACACTGAAGCCGGAGCAGATCACCTATGAACTGATCTGCGACATGCATCCGGCGGATTTCAACGCGCTCGATGCTGCTGCGGGAGAACTCGCAAAAAAAGCGCTGCCCGCCGCAGCGGGCGAGCCAATTGGATCAAGCTCTGCGTCGCTCTTCATCGGCTTGCTGGCGTCGGCTATTCGCAGGCACAAGAACTGACCGTCGATGAAGCACTGGAGATTCTGCAAGCCGCCGTTCCTGATGCCGTTCGAGCCAAGGCGCCGAAGCGCTCGGTAAGCCTACGGAACAAAGCCTTGCAACGCAGAGAACGCCGACGCCGACGCCATGCCCAACAATCTGAACATCGCCCTGACGCTGAGCCTCAACGACCGGCTGGTCAAGCCGATCGAGCGCGCTCTGAAGGAGATTCAGAGCAACATCAAAGCGCTCGAGAAGGACCTGTCCGGCGTTGAGAAAGCGAGCGCCGCTGCCGACCGGGCGATGGCGAGTATGAAGGGGCCCGAGCAGGCCCTGCGCGCCACGCAGGCGGCCGCACGCGAGACGGAGAAGTGGGCGCGCGTCGTAGACGGCTTGCAGCGCGCATGGCGAGGCGCGGGCATGGCGATCAACGCCGTGAGCGCCACGACTGCGGCCCTTGCGGCGGCGAAGATGGTGACGCGGGAGCCGCTGCAGCAGGCGCGCGACTACCACCGCGCGCTGGTGATGGCCTCGAACACGGCATTCAGCGAGCGCGACACGGCTGGGCGCGTGGCCGGCGCGAGGCAAATGGACGCCGACATCCGCGCTGCGCTTCGTATCGGCGGCGGTACACGCGAAGGGGCGCTGGCGGCGCTGCAGAAGATGTATGCCAGCGGCCAGTTCAAGGATGAAGAAGTGCGCGGGCTGCTGCCCGACATCATGAAGGTGCACAGCGGCACCGACGCCGACCCGTTCTTGCTTGCGCAGGCCGCGAGCGACTTCAAGCAGCAGGGCTATGACGTCGCGACGATCCGCAAGATGTTCGACATGATGGACAACGCCGGCAAGCTCGGCAGCTTCGAGATCAAGGACATGGTCAGCGCGCTGCCCAAGCAGATGGGCGCGATGAACATCGCGGGCATGCGGGGCGTGAAGGACGTGGCCAGCGTGCTGGCCATGAACGAGGCGGCCATGACGGTCGCAGGCACGCCCGAGCAGGCGGCCGTGGTGGTCGAGAACTACCTACGCGGCATCAACAGTCAGCATGTGAGCAACATCGTCAAGCGCAACTTCGGCGTCGATGTGGCGCAGTCGCTGGCGCGCTATCGCGAGGCGGGCTACAACCCTGCCGAAGCTTTTGCGCAAATGACCGAAGAGCACTTCATCTCGAAGGACAAGAACTACCTGGCCATGCGCGAGCGCGCGCGCAACGCACCGGAGGGCGAACGCAAGGAGATGTACGCGCAGATGGCCGACATCCTGCGCGGTGGCACGATCGGCAAGGTGTTGCATCAGCAGCATGAGCTGATGGGGCTGGTCACCCTTCTCGAGCATGGCGACAACTACCGGCGCATCAAAAGCGACACGCTGAAGAACTTCAGCGCCGGCACCGTGCAGGCCGACTTCGACGCCATCGCCGGCACCGATGCCTTCAAGGTGCAGCAGGCCGAAAACGCGAAGCTGTTCGCGCTGACCGATGCGGTCGACCCGGTCAACAAGGGCTTTGCGACGCTGGCCGACCGAACCGTGCAGCTATACACGGCGTTTCCCGCGCTTGCGCAGAGCATCGAGGGTATCAAGCTGCTGGTCGCCACGGCGGCCGCTGCGCTCGCCGGCTTCGGTGCGTTCAAGCTGCTCAGCGGCGCCGGCGCCGGCGGCGCGGCTGCTGCCTCTGCGGCGGCCGATGCGGCCATCGGTACCGGTGGAGCGGCGGCGGTAGGCGGCGGGGCACTCGGGCTCGGTGCGCTGGGTGCCGGCATTGTATTGCCGGGCGCGGCCATGTCACTGGCGTCGGCCAAGGTGGCCGCCGGCCAGGCGGCGATCGCCGATAACCCTCTATTGTCCGCCATGAGCGGCGATATGGGTTTTGCTGCGGCGATCATGAACGCCTCGGGCGGCGCCAAGGAGCCCTCGCCCGAGGTCGCGCCGCTATCGACTGCGGAGGCGCAGCGGCTCAATGGCGAGGTGGTGGCTGCGATCGACCGGCTGGCGGGGCGGCCGCTCCAGATCGCAGTCGATGGCCGCGTGATCGCCGAGGCGACGCAGGCCACGCAGGGTCGCGACGCGCGGAGGCAATAGATGAGCTGGGAGAGCAACCTTCAGATCGCCTCGTTCAAGGGTGCGACGTTCGATGTCGAGGCCATCGAAGACCTGCACGCGCGCGCGGTCGCGCTGCATGAATACCCCTATCGTGATGGAGCCGACGTCGAAGATCTGGCCCAGCATGCGCGCCGCTGGCGCTTCAAAGTCATCTTGTGGGGCGACGACTACGAAGGTGCGTTCGGCGCGCTTATGGACGCGCTCGACGAGGGAGGCGCCGGCGCGCTGATGCATCCCGTGCTTGGCGGTATTGCCAAAGCAGTGGCGACGAGCTGGAACTTCGAGCACTCGGTGGAGCTGTGGAGCGGCGTTCGCGGCACGATCGACTTCGTCGAAGACACGACGCGCGACCCGGTGTTCACCTCGAGCTCGCCGGTCTCGGCCGCCGATGCAGTAGAGGCGCAGGCCGACGCGGCCGATGCAGCCGCGGACACAGCACTGGTCGCCACGGCACAAACGGTGGCGGCCGCGGGCGACCAGTCGCGGCTCGATGCGTTCGTCAACAACTTGAGCAATTCGGTGGGCTCGTTCTTGGTGTGGCTGAGCGACACCTCGCTTCAGGTGACGTTGAGTGGTCAGAGCTACGGCCAGTATCCGACGGCCTTTACGTCGGACGTCTCGGCCGTCCTGCAGACCGCGATCAACGGTCTCGCGTTCGGCGGCCGCAACATGGCGTTCGCCGTGCCGAACGTGACACCCGCCGCCGGCGACGGCCTGGCCGATTACGCGTTGACCGTGCGGCGCATGAATGCCGCCGCGTCGGCCGTACCGACAGGCACCCCGGATGCCGTCGCGATCAATGCTCATGCCAACGTCCGCGCTGCCACGATGATCGCGCGCGCCGCCTCTATCGTGCTGGCTGCCGAGGTGGAAACTCCGCTGCTGTCGCGCGACGACGTCGAGCAAGTCGCCTCTCAAGCCCGCACGGCCGTTCAAGCGGCGATTGTCGCGGCGCGTGCCGCCTTCGGCGTGGAGCAAGCGAACGCGATCGGCGTCGCATTGCGCGCCACCGGTAGCGCCGTGCAAGAGGCCGCGCTGGCCGTGGTGACCCTTCGGCCGCCGCTGGTCACGCAGCCTGCACCCGTGACCGGCCCGCTGCGCCTGGTGGCCTTTGCGCTATACGGCGATGCCACGCGTGCGCAGGAGATTGCGCGCCTGTCACGGTATGGGCGTGATCTGTTCATTGCCAAGGGCCAGCCGTTGTACGTCTATGCGCAGTGAAGATGTCATTGAGGTGTTGATCGGCGGCCAGGTGCACTCTGGCTGGCAGCGCTATGAGATCGACAGCGACCTGCTGACGCCGGCCGATGCATGGCACGTCACCGTGATGCAAGCCGACCTCGCAGTGCCCAAGGTGCTGGTGCCCGGTGCCGATGTGAAAGTGCGCGTCGGGGGCGAAACAGTACTTCAGGGCGTCCTCGACGAATGGCAGCATCGTGTAGACCGCGACGGTCATGAGCTGCAGCTCGGCGGCCGTGATGGCGCCGGCGTGCTGATCGACTGCAGCGCGCCGATTACGAGCACGCAGCAGCTCACGCTCGATCAGGTTGTGGCACGCATCGTGCGTCCGCTAGGCATCACGCGTATACGGATTGATGCGGAGAAAAAGCTCACGCGCGAGAAGGTCAGCACCGAGCCGGGCGACACAGCGTGGGACGCGCTGCGGCGCGCCGCGGAAGCCAATGGGCTGTGGCCCTGGTTCGAGCCCGACGGCACGCTGGTGGTGGGCGGCCCACGCTATGACACGGAGCCAGTCGAGCAGCTCATCATGCGGCGCGACGGGCAGGGCAACAATCTGCTCAACCTGGCCGAGCGCCGCGCCATGCATGACCGGCACAGTGAGATTACGGTGCTCGGGCAGGCCCATGCGGTGGGTAACCGGGACGGGCGACCGAACGTCAAGGCCACGGTGCGCGACACGGGGGTGAAGACATACCGCCCGCGCGTCGTGGTCGACCATGAAGCGGTGAACGAGTCGATCGCAACCGCGCGCGGCAAGAAGCTCGCGAGCGACGAACGCGTAAAGAGTTATGAACTGCGCGCCGAGGTCAAGGGTCACCGCACGTCGCGTGGCGTGCTGTGGACGCCTGGCCAGAGGGTCACGGTGCGCAGCGAGCCGCACGGCATCGACGGCGTGTATTTCCTCATGAGCCGCCGCTTCAGCGGCGACAAGTCGCGCGGCCAGCGCACCGTGCTGTCGCTGCGCGAGGACGGCGTATGGACGCTGTATGCGCACCCGAGCAAGCGCCGCCATCGTCGCGGCAAGAACAGCCTGCCCGGCGTGGTGGTCGGGCCTGGCGAAGGAGCGCCGCAGTGAGCCCCGCGGAGATCGCCAAACGGGAGGTGCAGCGCGCCATGAGCGGCGTGCGTGGGGCTTTTCGCGGCTTGCTCAGCTCGATGCAGCTGGACAAGCGCGTACAGCTCGTCACGCTCGACGGGCTCGCCGGTGAGAAGCAGCCGGATGTCGAGCTGATGCAGCAGTTCGGCTTCACCAGCGCGCCGCCGGTGGGCTCGCAGGTGATCGTGCTGCCGCTGGGCGGCCGCAGCAGCGCGTCGGTGATCGTGGCCACCGAGAACGGCAACTACCGCTTCAAGGTCACGACACAGGGCGAAGTAGCGCTCTACAACCAGTGGGGTGACCGCGTGTATCTGAACGCGGCGCGGCAGATCGAGATCACCTCGCAGTCCAAGGTCACGGTGAACACGCAGACCTGCGAGGTGAACGCGAGCGCGGCGATGACCATCACCACGCCACAGCTCAACGTGAGCAACAACGTTTCAGTAGGCGGCACCCTCACGGCGGCGGTGGACGTGGTCGGCGGCGGCAAGAGCCTGAAGACACACGTGCACTCCGGGGTGCAGCCGGGCGGCAGCAATACGGGAGGGCCGGTCTGATGGATGCTTTCATCGATCCTTACACCCGCGACTACGTGCCCGACCCAACGCGCATCGGTGACTTGCAGCGCGCGCCCGGCGCTGGCCTGGCCAATCGCGTTTACATCCGCCTGATGCTGCCACTGGGTAAATGGTGGGCTGCGCCGCAGATTGGCTCGAGGCTGCACGAGCTCGCGCGCGAGAAGGACGTGACGCGCGTCGCTGTGCTGGCCAAGCAGTATGCGGTGCAAGCTTTGCAGCCATTGCTCGATGACGGGAGTGCCGCGAGCGTGGACGTGCAGGTCGAGCGGCCCGGCAATGGACGCCTGAGCTTGAACGTCACGGTGCGCGATGCGATCGGGCGGCGCATCTATTTCAACTTCCCGGTGAAGGTGGGTTAGAGATGCCTTTCACAGTGCCGGCTTTCGAGGACATTCGCGGCCGCTACTTGCAGGCGGTGCGCAACGTCATGCCACAGGCCGCGATCGGCCCGGACAGCGACCACTGGATTCGCGCGACCGCGATCGCAGCAGTCGTAGAGGACCTTTTCGCCCATCAGTTGTGGATCATGCGGCAGATGTTTCCCGACACGGCCGACGTTGATCGCATGGAGAAGATGGCCAACCAGCGCGGCCTGGTGCGCAAGCCGGCGGCGGCCGCGAGCGGCACGCTGCAGTTCGCCGGGTCTGTGGGCGCCGTCGTCCCGTCGGGAACGCAGGTGTTCGATGCGCAGGGTAATCGCTTTGCGAGCACCGTAACGGCAACCATCGGCGCGGGAGGCACCGCGACGGCGACGGCGCTGGCAGTGACAGCCGGCGCGGCCGGCAACGTCGCGGCCAACACCGCAGCGACCGTGGACACGCCCCCGACCGGCATCACCGGCGCCACCATCGTGGCGATGTCCGGTGGCGCCGACGTCGAGAGCGATGCCTCGCTGCTGCAACGGCTTTTGCTGCGCATGGCCTCACCGCCGCAGGGTGGCGCGAAGACCGACTACTTGCAGTGGGCGCTGGCGTTCCCAGGCGTGGCACGCGCCTATGTGTACGACCTTCGCCGCGGTATCGGCACCGTCGACGTGGTGCCGTTCCCGGCCACCGGCTTGCCTTCAGCGCAGCTGATCAGCGATCTGTACAACTACATCAATCCGCTGCGGCCTTTGGGTCTGGGCATGACCGGCTTTCAGGTCATCATGCCCACCGCGGTGAACGTGGCAGTGGCCGCGACACTAACGCTCGCGTCAGGTTACACGATCGCAGGCTTGACGAGCGCCATCACGGCGGCAGTCAACGCGGAGTTCACATCGCTGGCGCCAGGCGATACTGTCTACCGCTCGCAGCTCATCGGCGCGATCACCAATGTAAAGGGCGTGCTCGACGCGAACCTCACCTCCCCAGCCGCGAACGTGCCGACCGTGGTTGACGCGTCGAACATGCAGGTGGGCGTGCTCAACGGGATCACGCTGTCATGATGAACGTCAGCATTCAAGACGCGCTGGCGCTGTGCCTGCCCTCGTGGGTGTTGGACCCGACAGGGCAGTATGCCCAGCGCGAACTTGCGGCCACCGCTGCGCCCTTGCAAGACGCATGGACGAATTCGCTCACGCTGTATGAAGAGCAAGACCCGGCCTCGGCATTTGCGACCTTCGATCGCTGGCAGGCGGTCAACGGACTGCCGGATCAGTGCACGCCTGACGGCCTCACACTGAGTCAGCAGCGCGACCGTCTGCTGACCAAGATCGCCTCGCCAGGCGGCCAGTCGGCGGCCTACATGGTGCAGGTCGCCGCAAGGCTGGGGTTCACCATCACGATCACGCAGTTCGACGCGCACACGGTGGCCAGCGCCGTCGACGAGCCACTGGCGGGAATGGACTGGCGCTACCGCTGGCAGGTCAATGCCGTGGCCGCCGGCATCACCTTCAGCACCGTCAGCGACCCGGTCGACACGCCGCTGGCCACCGGCGCGGCCAATCCGCTGGAGTGTGTCTTGAATCAGATTCGACCGGCGCACACACAGATCACGTTCATATACTCATAAGGGTAACTATGGAACTCAGAAACTGGCTTGCTAATGCAGGGGCTGCACCCCCGCCACTACCGGGAGCACCGTCGGTCGGCTATCCCCAGGAGGGTGCCACGCGCACGACACCGGGCGCTTACTGGTATTACCAGACGGCCGAAGAGCTACGCAACGTATTGCTCCGCGCCGGACTGACGCCAGACCCCGCCACGCTCACGCAGCTGAGTCAGGCGATTCGGCGTATCAATTGGTCCAACCTCACGACCATTACAGCGACGGGGTCATTGACCGCTGACAATTGTGGTTTGGTGCTGGTCAACGCCGCGGGCGGCAGCATCACGATCACGCTGCCAGCCGCGAACGTGATGGCACCGCAGGCGGCGAAGTTCGTGTTCCGGCGCACCGACTCCAGTGCAAACACGGTGACCGTGCAGCGCGCCGGAGCCGACACGATCGACGGCGGCACAAATTTCACGCTGCAGGCCTCGGGCGGCATGCGCGAGATTTACAGCGATGCGGGCAGCGCGTGGTATTCAGTGGACTCGCTGGAGACGTACTTGTTTGCATCGCCGGGGTGGGTGAGGCTGCCCAGCGGCTTGATCATTCAGTGGGGTCAAGCCAGCTCCTCATCCGCCGCTGCGAACAACGCCGTCGCAACATTTCCCGTCACGTTTCCCAACGGCTGCTTATCGGCAATTGCGCAAATTGGCGGCAATTCGGCGGGTAACTACACGGTCCAGGTGTCCACCTTTAGCGCGTCGTCGGTGACGATGACCGTGCAACTGAATGGTGCCTATACCAGCGGTGTGGCGGTGTACTGGATAGCGATCGGGCGATAGGAGAGCAAGATGTTTTACTCGAAAAGTACCGGGGGCTTCTACACTCCCGAGCTGCACCCGGAGATGCCGGACGATGCCGTGGAGGTCGATGACTCGGAGTACACGGCGCTGATGCAGGCGCAGGAAAAGGGCCAGGTGATCATCGGCAACCTAGCCGGGCGCCCGATTGCCGTGGACGCGTGGCAGGCCATGTCGCTGGAGCAGGCGCGTGCCGACAAGCTGGCGGAACTGGCTGCGCTGTGCGCTGCCGAGATCACGGCGGGCATCGAGAGCGGCGCTCTCGGCGAGAAGCACATCTACCCGTCGCTGCAGACGGACCAGGCCAACCTGACGGCTAGCGTGGTGGCGTCGATCCTTCCCGGCGTCGACGACAAGTGGGTCACCCCGATCTTGTGTCGCAACCCGGCTGGCCTATGGGCATACCGCGATCACACCGCGCGGCAGGTGCAGCAAGTCGGCAATGACATGAAGAACGTGATCCTCACCGCTCGCGTCAAGCGCGCTAAATTGGCCGACGTAGCCATGACAGCGAGCTCGATCGCGGCCTTGCGCGCCATTAAGTGGTGAGCTGTTCGTGCCGGTGCCGATCGCGGCTAAATCGTTCGTCGAAGGCGTGTGGATAAGGGTTGTGAATAACCGTTGTGGATAAGTGCGTCCCACTCTTCATTCCACGTGGCCGAACTTTTCATTCCACGTGGCCGCTTACACTAGCGCGCCCACTTGACGAGGGACTCGACGCCCACTCTTGGCGACCGGATGGCGAGTAGCTAGTAAGCACTGCGTCGCGCAGCCAGTAGTGGCGCGCCCGGCGGGGATCGAACCCACAACCTCTGGCTTCGGAGGCCAGCACTCTATCCATTGAGCTACGGGCGCATAGCCCAAGTGG